CCATGGCTAATGTCAAGGAAGATAACAAGGAAGATAAGAAGGAAGATAAGAAGGAAGATAAGAAGGAAGATAAGAAGGAAGATAAGAAGGATTACAATAAGGATCACAATTTTAAAGACAAAATATACGACTATTGTTTGGACTTTATTAAAAAAGATGAAGTTAAAAAAGAACTTAAGAACTTATTCAAACCTATCGTTAGTTTAATCCTGGAAGAAATTTATCCATATATTTATCTGTCGTTATTGTTGGTTGTAATTAGCTTCTTTTTAGTTTTAGGCATATTTATTATCTTAATAAAAAGCTATAAATAATAAATTTTATTTTTTCTAACTAAATAGTATAACAGAATAAAATGGCAAGAAAATATAAATCAAAAATAAGTCGCCGGCGGCGTTGCAAAAAGGGAGGCGCCCCTTTAGGTTCTAGTCCTTATCCTAGTGTTAGTGGTGGTTCGTGGACGACTAATGCCCCCTCTGGAACTGCTGCGGCTGATGCATCTAGTTTTAAATCATTTTTAAGCAGATTTTCAAGTGGAACTCCTGCTCAAAATGCTGCAGAATTAAATAAATTTGCTTTAAGGGGTAATGGTCAGCCTAGTCAATTCGGCGGTGGTCGTTCTAAACGGCGTGGACATGGACACGGACGCAAACATAGCGCAAAGTCTTCCAAAAAAATCTTCCCCAAATCATTTGGCACCGAGTCAAGCAGTCGTGAACAACAGATGGCACAAGGAATGAGTCAAGGTCAGGCACAAGCACAAGCCGCAGCTATGCAGCAACAGCAACAGCAACAGCAACAGCAACAGCAACAGCAACAGCAAAGCCAAAGTGGTGGCATGTTTGCATCCTTTGGTGCCTTACTGAAAGAAGCTCTTGTCCCTCTTGGTTTATTGGCTGCCCAACAGACATACGCAAGGAGCTACGGAAAACGCACACGCAAACATCGTAGGTGAATAATGACCGATAGTTTGGCAAAATAGGATATAGGAAACATTCGTATATTTAATAATATGTAAAACAAATTTAGATATTATTTTATAGTATATACAACACATATACATACACGTATCTGTATCTACAATATGCAGTCTAAGGCAGGAGGCGGCGGAAGTGGCGGTGGCGGTGCCACGAACAACGGAAATTTAGAAAAGTCAATTCAAAGATGGGTAGAATTAGACAATGAAATGAAACTTTTGAATGAACAAGTAAAAGATTTGCGAACACGCAAAAATGATATGGAAGATAAAATAATCGATTACGTAAGCACACACGATATGAATAATAATGTTGTAAATATTACGGATGGGAAACTTAAATTTTGTGAAACAAAGCAAACCATGCCTATTACTTTAGGGTTTTTAGAGAAGTGTTTAGGTGATATTATTTCAAACCAAAATCAGGTGAAACAAATTATGGATTATATTAAAGGAAAACGCGAACATAAAATAGTTCCTGAAATTAAGCGTTATTATAATTAGTTATGCAATAATCGTTATCTTATCCAATATTATTTATATGTATATAATAGGGTTATACATATAAACAAAAAATAAAAAACACACATATTAATACTACGATACTACGATGCTACGTAACGATGATCTTATTTTCTGTAAAACGGAATCGGGGGTAACAAGCTGTGGTTATAATATTAGCAATATGCTTCTTAAAAATACACTAAATACACCACATTCGCAATACGGCCATCATAAAAGCAACATAAACAAAACAAGCAAAGATGATATACGGATTGCAAAACTTATGGAGGATTTAATTGTTCCTTCCGGGCTATACTATTGTCATCCGATGACCAAACATAAAGTATTCAACTATAAATACATGCAAGCTCCGCAGTCATCGCGGTCTCCACAATCACGAGAGAATGGAGAGAAAGACGAGATAAATATAACAAATGGAATGATAGACGAGTCTGTATATGATAAATTACTTAGTCTTGTATCCGTGGATAAGAAAAAATTATTTGACAGAAAAACAAGAAAAAATAAAGGCGCATTATTCCAAAAAGTTAAGGATGGGTCTATGGTTTCGGACATGGATGTAGTTTTAGATACTCCTCTTGATATAATAGCAGAGAAAGGAGAGAAAGTAGAGAAACCAAATAAAAAGAAATCACTTAAATTAAAACTAAAATTACAGCCACAACAACAGCACCCGCAAAAACCAAATCAAAGAAAAACGAAAAAGGTAAGATTTGCTTAAATATATGTTGTGTTTTTTATTTTAGTCCCAAGATTCTAACCATTTTCTGGTTAGTGTTTTTTCAACACTTTCGAGTGCACCTTCCACCCATCCTTGGTGCAAACTTATTACTTCGCCCACGATTAAAACATTCGGATCAGGATGTTGCGCCTTTTCAATGAATTCTTGTCGCGTATCAAAATGGCTTGTAAGGGGTGTATAATAATGTGTGCCATTTTTCCAGTAGAAGTCTTTTATATTTTCAATACGGAGTTTGCCTTTTAAATCCAGCGAATTTTCGAGAAGGGTATTTAATGTCGACCTATTTTTTTCATTATTTTTGAAATATTTTTTGAAGAAGTCGGCATCGGCATTGTCGCTATATATTATCATATACACGCCATGGTCTGGATCCATCGGAATGACTTTTTGCATGGGTCCGGGGATAATCGTCACGCCTTGTATTTTTTCTTTTAGATGCGGAATGGATTCGCGGGAGAACTTGGCATATAGTCGAAGAAAGGGTTGGCCTTTAATTTGGTAGTAAAGTTCGGGTGTAGATGATACATTGCGAATCAAATCTTTTACGCCGTCGATATCGGTTGCAATAACCACTTTTTCGCAATAGTATTTTTTCTTTGATTGCGCTTGATACGCGGAATGATGAGGGTGCTTTGTTGAGACTTCAAAATACTTATCGCATTTTAGTATGCGTGTAACTTCAGTATTGTTGATAATATGGTGACCGGATTCCAACTTGTCAACTATTTTATCAACTAATTTTTTCCACGGGACAGAAAAACCTACCCAACGATTATAGTTATCGTCGAAATTATAGTGATATAAAACATCGTATGCATCTTCGTTTTCATAGTCGGAGTAACCGGCACATACAACAAATTTGTCGTATTCTTTTTTACCTAAAACACTAGTTGCAAACTTTTTGAAGGTGGTGTGTGGGATGTCGGCGCGAGCATACGTTTTATGATAAGCATGTTTTAGCTCCATAAAAGTTGTTTTCACCATACCATGACAAAGCGGCTCTAATGATGCGACAAAATTGTGTCCAGTCTCAAATCTATGAACCGGGATTTTAAACTTACGCATCAGACTAAGTAACAACTTGTCTTTATGAAGCCTGCCAATACCCGCACCTGTTACAACAGAAGTATTTTCAAAGTCCTCATTATAAGACTTGCCACCATACGTGTCATATTTTTCAACGACTAAAAATGACAAACGAGGTGCAAGATTTCTAACTTTCAGCGCAGCATATAATCCTGCCATTCCTGAGCCAATAATGATAACGTCGTAATAAGATGAGAATGAGGATGATTGTGATGACATTACGATAAATGTAGTAATTTATGAAGGTGTTTATGAAGATGTTTATGAAGGTATATATTAATAGTATAATAAATAATGATACACTATTAATTATTTTTAAGTATTAGTTCTAAGTATTAGTTCTAAGCGTTACCCCAATATACTCCAGCTATTTTTGTTAAATGGAGAAAGCAATATTTCGGGAACTTTCTTCTTCCAGTATTCCAGTTTACGTTGAAGTTCTCTGTCTCTCATACTAATAGGATGAATTGGTGTATTTAACATTGCATTTTGTTCCGCAGGTGTAATAATCGGCTTATAACCAAAACAATTTACACCAAACCGCGCATTGGGATTATCAATGCGTCCACCATTTATACCAGGACGCCCGCAGTCATTTTCGTGACCTTCTATTGTCTGTAACTTGTCCCATGTTTTTTTCTGTGTAGGAAACAATATCATTTGGTTGTCTGACCATCCATAATTACACCACTCTCCACCTTTATTGTATGCAGATTCGACTTGGTTATATGTTGCTAAACTTCCGCCATATGCTTGGCAAATCGTTTTTGCATCATCATATGAATACTTATTGTCTGGAATGTTATATACTTCTTTCATGATTTTCATTTGAGGAACTACATTTTCACTCGGTTTTTGTTGGATTGTTAAATCTACTCTTGGTTTATCTGTGAATATATCTTTAATTCCGGCTGTTATATTTACATTGAAAAAGTATTGAAAACCATTTATAATAAGTAGAATTATGAAAACACTCCATAATATAATTTCAAGTGTTCTTTTGCCAGATGGCTCACCACCAATGCCACCACCGCCACCACCACCATCTACTGCGCCTTTATTTCCTAAAGAAGAAAATAAAAAAAAATACAATAATAAAACTACAACAAAGGTAACTATGATAATTATGCGAGTAGATACTGATGTTGAATCTAATTTATCTCTACCTGATGTTGCTAATTGACTAATATATTGTAACGGATCACCTTGTAAACCTGTTAATGAATTATAACTTATACTCATTTTATATATAAAATACTATATATAAAACTATATATAAATTTTATTTTATAGAAATACATTATTTCTTTATATTTTTTTTACGATAAAAAAGACAATAGGGTGTATTTCCACTAATCGTGTCTTCATCTATAGTTATCTCTTTTACTATCGTGTCATTGAAATTATACCATTTCCCGTTTGAATTCTTAATCGTTGCGCTATAATGTCCACCATCCACTTGTCCATGATGATTACAAATTGCGTATAAGTCGTATATATATGCCTCCTTTCCATATCCTTCTACATATCGCGAAAAATCAACATTTTGTAATGGAATGTCAATAAACATCTGGTTCTTTTTACTTCTTCCTGTTGCATATGAAGTTATAAATCTCTTAATATCAATTATCATTATATTTGGAAGACTCCAAAACAAGATTCTTTTATTTACTGCCTCTTTTTTATTTGTTGCCTCGTTAAACCACATATTATCTCCATCTAAAGCTTCCTTCTCGCAATGTTTATCGAAACAATCAAATAGTGTGACATTTTTATCCGTTTTCTCAATACGTAATTCTTCTTTGGTAGGAATCGGAACATGAATAATCATAAATGGTTCCGGCGTTATACTCAAGTATTTCGTATCTATGTCGCGTGACGATGACGACGCAATCGGTGTCAAAACGGAAACATGGATTCCAAAAAATATATTCAATATTTCCGAGTAGTCTTTTGTATATTTTTGTTTCATCATTTCGTAACATTTTTTACCCATTTCGTCTTTCTTTGTTCGAATGTTTCCTTTAATGTCCATAATAACTTCGCGAGTAAGTGCATTGTGAAATGACTCTAAAACGAATAGTAAAAATTCAGGTAAATCGTTTTGCGACCATCCAGAAAACAATTCGTGGTTTGTTGCCTTTGAAATACGCTGCACAGAGTTAATAAACCTACCTGGTGATATAATGCAATTTTGACTCCACATAAGTTTGCGAAGGTCGTCCCATTCTACTAGTAAGACAGATTCAGGTTTATTGTTTAAATTTTTTCTGTAACTTCCATCCGCTTTTGACAAAAAGTCGTTGAACTCGTACGTATGTGATAAACATTGAATGCACGAATTGATAAAACATGTATTTCCCAAATTTGTTAGACCTGTTATGCCGCGACTTGCATACTCTGTGAATTTTTCTATTGGCTCTACTGGTGATGATGCCATTGTCGTTATACTTATAATTAAGTTGTAGTTATTATAATATACGAATTAATATTTAAACATTTTTTAATCTATATATAATATATCGTATCTCATATTTTGCATACCCCCATGAACAATAATAACTCCTCTGGACGTAATAGAACTAATAGAAGTAATATTATACCTCATGATAGTAACTTGAGAGGGTATAGCGTTGAAAATTCCTTTTATGATAGTCCATATAATATGGATTTTGAGTATGGTTACCTTAACTTGATGTTCAATATAACAGCATTTAATGCAAGAACACAAGACATGTTTCAACATCTTGAAAATAACCTTTATGCTATTATAGAGTTGCAAAATGAAAGAAGGCGTCTAGAAACTGAGTCACGACAAGCGAGAGACACGAGAGACGCGAGAGAAACAGGCGAAAATAATCAAAATTCAAATATACCCCATCCCGTAACACAACCTGCATCTTCTACAACAAATCCCATCCTACCCAATGATAATTTGAATTCTCTTTTTGGAGCAAGAAATGTTTTTTTAGGGTTGAATCCAACGGCACTATATAATAATACCGCTACTACAGGTGGTTCTATTGCGAGTAGATTTTTTAGAAGAAATCGAAATGGTCTTACTATACAAGAGATTGAAGAAAATACAGAGATAGTATCCTATAGTTCTATAAGCACAACCCAAACTACAAATACAGAGTGTCCTATTAGTAGAGACGCATTCACGCCGACTTCTGTTGTGCTTCGCTTAAAAGAGTGTGGACATTGTTTTGTTCCATTCCGAATCATGACGTGGCTTGAATTGCATTCAACGTGTCCTTTGTGTAGATCTAATGTGATTGCTGCTCCTGCTCCTGCTCCTGCTGCTGCTCCTGCTCCTGCTCCTGTCAATACATTTTCAAATATTTTAAATAGTTTAAGAAATAATAGTAATTTAAGTAATTTATCTATTGATAATATGAACGATGATTCACTTGTTTTTTCATTTGATTTACCTCGTAGTGTAAATGATGACATAGAAGGACGAGAGTTTACAAATACATATCTTTCAAATTTATCGCAAATATTTTCTAGTTTAAATACGAATACCGCAACGATGAATACCACAAACACCAATACTAACAACACTACCAATACTAACAACAATGACATGCATAGCGAACACGATTATGAAGAAGTAGATTGATTATTATATATTATTAGGTAGTATTAAGGTTACAGAAAATTGAAACCAAAAATGGTTCTAATATAATATGCAGCAACAACAAACGACGAACGACATCCAACTTCCAACACAATATGCCTCGTAGATCTTTCTTCATGTATCCTGTGAACAATCTTGATGACCCCAATGGTGAAGACGACTTTCTTGCATTGGATTCATTTAATATTTTCGACAATATGTTCGTGAATTTTCTAGCATGGAGTTGGACTCAAATGAAGCGTCTTGGACCTGCTTTGTCGTGGATATACTCTGCATGTGGATATTATATCATGTGGATTCTGATGCATTATGCAGCAATACATTTATACCCCGAATTTTGCGCGCCTTATACTATTTTAGGTTTTATTCTATCGCCTTTCATGGTTTCAGCACCCCATTGTATCGCCATGCGGTGGATCATCAGCGAAGGTTCTAATGTTGTCATGGCGATGTGGATCGCAATTGGTGGAGTTTTGGTAAACAAAATAATGCGGCGTTAAATCGACGTGATGCAGTGAAATATTGGCAAAAAATAATATATGTTGAATATATATTATTTTTTACACTATGACATCTTGGTTTCGCACAAGTGATATATTACAGCATTTTAAATTACCTGTATATAAAATAATACCATTACACGACTTGCACGGATACGTCCTCCCGCATGCATCTACGCAATATACCGGGCGAATTATAGCACACACGTTGCGATTCAAACCTACAAAAAAATTCTCACAAGTATATATTTTATTTTATCCTGCAAATCGCGCTGATAGTGCAACAACAGCACACGAATATGAAGTGCCTTATAAATCATGTTTAGCAGTATTTAAAAATATTTGGGGGCTTGATACCCAGAGTATAAAATTTATTCCTTATAATATTGCAGATGAGTCGTCGCCGCGGCTTCCACGACTTACGCTCGGTGAATATAAAAAATCACTCATTATTGTTTCCGCCGATTTTTCTCACTTTTTGGATTTACAATCTGCATACAAAGCTGAAAACTGCGCTGCAAATACTCTTATTCATAACGCTAGCCCTCCCCCAAAATGTATCGACATAGTAGACCATCGTGCATCATTTGAGCGACTTTACTCTTTTTTACCAAATTCGGAATCTGTGCGACCCGTTCTTCAATGGGTTGGTCGGACACGTAGTCCAGGGACGAAGGGTGTTGGTTATCTTTCCTTTTTACTGCGTGATGAACATGTTGTTAGTGGTAGTAGTGATAGTAGTGGTGCAACATTACCTGATGGTATTTTTGTAACATGTTATGATGAGAATATGACTGCACGCGAATGTCTTGGTAAATGGTTTGACACACAAACGATATCTGGTAGTAGAACAAGTTTAAAATGGACACAGAGAAGTGAAGATGAACTTGTTGCAGATGTTGTTAAAAAAGGTGGTGAAATTAGTCGACTTACAAGTGGGCGCATCTCCGACAAAAATATTCCAATTCGATACTGCACAATTACATATCTTTATCGAGACAAAAAAACACACTCTGAAAATTTTATCCGCGGATGGCATGGTCTACTTGCAAGCGCATTTTATTTACCTGAAGTATTTTTAGAACATACGTTTGATAATGGTGAGTGGATTGAAGATAGCGATATACTATGGCCACAGGACTACAATTTTAAATTAGACGAAACGCTGGATAGTTTGGATAAAAAAGCAGGCGTTCCTCTAGGAACTAGTAGCCGTGGTGAAAAAAAATTATATACAAGTGCTATTCGATATGTTCGTGTTTAAATAGAGAATTTTTTATTATTTCTTCTTAAAGAAGTTCATAATGCTCTGATTATTTTTACTTGCATTATCAATTTTAATCAAATAATCGTCGAATAAAATCTTCTTCACTTCTTTATTCCGCAAATCCGTTATCTTCTTCTTTATTTTTTCTTCATCTTCCCCATCCAGTAGTTTGTCATTCCACAACTCAATAGAACGCTGCAGTGCAGGAACATGACGTTTATAGCTCGGGATGTTTTCCAACACCAGTGCAAACACTTGTTGTAATGGCTTCATAATCTGATTCGTAATATAGAAAGCATAATTCGGTTTTATTTTATTTGCCAGGATGTAGTCGGGGTGTTCTATTCTCTCGCCTTGTAGTGCCTTCTTGTCGGGATTCTGGATATACACAAATGGAATTCTGTCACCAACACTTGGCTTATTTCCTGGGTCACGTTTGCCCATTCTGTCTGCCAATACTTTATGTGCAATTTGCGCCGGGTTTTTATATCCACTTCGAAGCGATTTTGAAATAATCAGTTTATCCATCGGCACCTTTTCATCTACCAAATTTTGTAGCGATGATTTTAAGAACTGAATCGCTGTTTCAACATTTTGTTCTTTCATTAGGATATCAATAACGCCACCATAGATATCTTTTACGATGGGTGCATTGTCGCGACGTTTGAGAACGATACCCATACTTTTGCGCTTCGGTTTTTCCGGCTTATCTTCATACAACATACCAATGTATCTCTTCTTCGATAACAAACAGAATGGCATAAGCGTTTTTTCATAGACCCATGCATGCGGCTGCTTGAGAAATCGTGTCGCAAGATGTCCAACCTCTTTTGCAAACTCAATCGTAATCTCGAGTGCATCCTTTCCACGAATCGGTGTGCCATCCGGTGTTGCAAGATTAAATGTAAAGAATACGGAGTCCGTGTCCCCGTATATATACTCAGCTTTCGTATTCACAAAACCGAATTTCTTCGACTCCACCTTCGCATCTCCATAGACTTCCTCAACGATGCGCTTTCCATATGTCAGCAGTTTGCGTCCCGTCGCGGTAGTAGATGCCGCAATATCTACATCATAAAACGTGCTTGTTTTCGCACCACATTGTCCATAAAGCGAGTTTGCAGTTACTTTATAACCAAGTTGCCGTTTGTCTAAAATATTCGCCATAAAGGGGTCTTCGGTTGCTTCCGCCAACTTGCGCGTCGCTTTTCTTGCTGCAAGCAACTCTTCAAGCACATCCGGCATAATTGCTTTCACTCCGTCTTTTGGCTGCGCAAATCGGCATATCTTTTTACCATTCAATGTTTTGACGGCTTTACCTCTGCTGTTTGGAACCCATTTATACGTGTCATAGGTCACATCCACATATTCATATCCAGACAAGTTATCATAGATATAGTTTCCAGATATATCTTTCACACCGGTTTCGCGGACAAGTTGTCCAGCCAGGTCAAATTCTTTTGTCCATACTTTGCTATCATGTGACAAATTCTCGCTAATCATGGATGACGGATATAGTGACGAATAATCTAAACATGCAACCGGATTGTCCAAATATAAATTGCATTTCGGCGGAAGACAAATTGCACCCTCGTAGCTCTCATTTCCGAATGAACGCTCGATAACAGGCATCAGCGTGCGCTTCTCGCGGCATTTCTTCGCAATAAAACTCGTCAGTTTAATACTCTGTCCACGCAATACAAGGAAACTGATTGGCACACTGCAAATCTTCGACATCTCGATATAGCCTGTCATCACGTCAATTTTGTTCATAAGATGGTGAACCAAGTTACAATCCTGAATACAATACTTCGCAATAATTGCGCGCTCTTTTGGTCCTTCATTTGTCATGCGAAATATATCCTGGGGTGTTACGTCGTCCTTTGCTAAACCCCAGCGAACAGATTTCGTCATGTCTGGCATTTCACGTCCTTCGATTTCGAAACTACGTTCTTCTGGATTCACATTGAGCACCTTGAATTTCTCGCCTTCTTTATACATATCCGTTGAGTGACTCGATTCCTCGAAATGAATATAGTTGCCATTTTCAAGACCCATGAGATTTGAGCTTGTTACTTTCGTATTTCCGCTAGGCAAGTGTTCAATTTTTTTCACGCCGTCGCCTATAAAATATCCCGCACAATAGTCCAGTTTGTAGGAAGTAAGATTGAAGTCGCGGCGGAAGTAATTATACAAATCTACTTGCAAACGCCCCGTCATATCGATATAACGCAGGTCATGTTGACCGCTTGCAATCACAATACTGCTTTCTTTAATACCGATTTTGCCAGTTTTATAGTCACGCGTCCCACAAAATTCACCCTTGTTTCGTGATAGTGCAAGAAACTCATTCTCGCATGAGTTTTCCAGCGAACGCCGAAACATGAACTCGTAATCAAAACCGAAAATATTGTAGCCGATAATAATATCAGGATTTTCGCGCTGAATGATTTGTGTCCATGCAAGCAATAATTCGCGCTCTGTTTTGCACGTCTGTATTTCAGAATTTGCAACCTCGTCCTTCAACGTGTCGCATGTGTCGAGAACGATACAATGATTCAAATAGGGACGCTTGTTGCCGTAAGTGAGAAACGTCGAACCAATGAATGTAACTTTGTCACCTTCGACAGGTGGAAATATTTCTTGAAGTGATACATTCAACATATTGATTTTGGTTTCGCGGTCCATTTTATCAGAAGGACACAATAGCAGATGAACAGGTGTTTCTTTTGGTATTTCCTTGGGTGTTGGTTCTTTGGTTTTCTTGGTAGTTTTTTTAGTCGGTGGTGCAGGTGCAGGGGCTAATACAGGTTTTGCTTTCGGTCCGTTGCCGGCATATGCGCGCATAAGTTTGTCTGCTTCGTCGTTATCGTCATCACCATCCTGAAATTCTTCATCTTCAACATCATCTTCCTCTACAACCTCGATTATATCTTCCTCGTAGTCATTTGCGTCGCCATCCTCGCCTTCGTCACCTTCTGCATCATCTCCACCATCTGCATCCGCATCCGCATCCCCTTGATTCGCATTCTCTGACATTTTTTCAAACATTTTCTCAATCGTGTTTAAATCTTCTAGCTTCGCGCTAGACTGAATATCGGGAATGTGATACGAAATCCATACACCAAATAACGTGGCAAGTCGCGATTCACTAACTTTGATTTTTGTATAAATTCGGTCAACATCGGCGTGTGGGTCTTTCTCATGATGAAATGCAGTATAAACGATTCTTTTAAGGAGTTTCTCGATCGTTTCATAACGCACCGCTTCCGCATTTGCATCTGCTGCACTACTACTAGCATCCATGTTTCGCAAAACTGCACCACAAACGTCTACCATATTTGTCGCAAGTTTTTTATAGGTTTTGATCGGAATCGGAAAATCACCATGACTGCTACTCGCCTCAATATCAAAGCTGCATATTTTATAGGGAACTATAGTCTCCTTAGAGTTAAGCGGAACGATATATTTTGACTCGATTTCATATTCATATGTACACGTCGTTGTTTTTGACCCTCCGCGAACTTGTTTCACACGTTTGGAATGAAAACCGATCCATCCGGAAGGGCTAATATCATGGATGTGAAAGAAGCGCAAAATGGGCGGAATATTTGCCTCATATATTTCTGTCCTTGTATTGGAGTAATAGTAACCATCGCGTCGAAGCATTTGTTTTCCTTTCTTTATCTGAAACCACATACTCTTCACTTTGTTCATCGTGGCGATATTTTTAAACTTGATTAACACAAACTTGTGCTCCTTTCCGGCATCGAATCCGTATAACTTTTTGCGCTTGATAAGCTTTGACTCAAAGTCCAAAATAGAATCCTGGTAGTATTTTCCAAGTTTGTCTTTCAAGTGTGATATAAATGCCGACTTCTGTGGAATTGTCCATTCATCGCCGACCTTGATATAGAAGAAGGGGCTATAATCGCGAACAAATAATGCACAGGTTTCACCCTTCTCATTCAAACCAAACATTTGAATCGTAGTAAACTTCTCGTCTTTCTTATACTTTTTTTCGTTTATGTTATCGGTGTCGTCGCCATCGCCGTCATCAGGACCACCATCTAGGTCTTCTTCTTTTTCGCGTTTTTCGTCGAATATATTGAAATCAAATAGACGAAACGATGTGTCTACGTCTTGTGCTGTAACAGGGGTTGATGTATGTGGCTTTTCGCTCATGTTGATGATGCAGTTAATACTATATATGAATTAATGTTTATTATCTTTATCAATTTTTATATTGAAAAATAATAATATAATAGTTATAATAGTCTAATAATAATATACTAGTTATAATATATGTTGTAATATTTTTATACTATAATAAACTTGTTATGGTAGATAAAAAAGTAGAAATAGTAACTATAAGCACAGATAACAAATTTTACTATCCGCACTTGGTAGAGTCATGTAAAAAAAATAAAGGGAAACTAACAACCTTAGGAATGGGAGAAGAGTGGAAAGGATATAACTGGAAATTTAAAAAAATGATAAACTATTTAACTAATTTAAGCGATGATAAAATAGTGTGTTTTGTCGATGGTTATGATGTAATATCTTGCAGAGACTTAACGGAGTTAGCCGATGAGTTTATAAAATTAAAAAATAAATATAAATGTAAAATAGTTGTAGGATGCGATGAATACGGGTTTATTGGGAAAAAAATAGTTGCTCATATATCGTTTGGAAAGTGCGATAATCAGTATTTAAATTCCGGAACATATATAGGCTACGTAAAAGACTTGAAAGATATTATTTCAAAAATATATCAAATTAATCCATCAGATTCCGCTGATGACCAAGTTTTAATGATACAATATTATAACGAACATCCTGGTGAAATTCATATTGACTATGAATGTAAACTATTTCTTACATTAATGTACCCACTTATAGAAGTAGACTATTTTACATCAGTTATTATAAATAATAATAAACTTCTCGCCGTTGACTATAAAAGTATGCCATTTTTTATTCACGCACCAGGGAATGGATTTTTAAATAATATTATTACTAATTTAGGATATGGAACTCCAGATATTGATGTTAAAAAAAAATTGACATATGCACTTATGTCGAAAATGCATTATCATTTAAAAAAGGTGGTTATGGAACATAAATATATATTTTTGTCTATCATCATTATATTGATTGTTATATCATTTACTATTACCAAAAATATAATTAAAAACAAGAATTCTCTTAGTATTAAAAATATACAAATAAAATATAAAAATAAAATATAACCTACTTACTACGTACTATTATTTAATAAAGATATATTCATTGCGTATTATTGTGTAGTTATTTTTTATTATACACTTATGTAATAAAAAATAATGTGTCATGTTGTTTGTTTTATTTACTGCATTCAACACCTGCATACGCGACCTCTAGATCTGCATCTTTTTGTGCAGCAAGGTTTAGAGCGTCCACGATAGCATGGGCATGTAGAACGTTTGCATCCGCCGGGACATCTGCACGCGCGGCACTTTCCATTACGCCTGGTCTTATTTTTACGCGAACGCGTATTTCTTCTTCGTCGTCTTGAACCGCCTCCTTGTCCTTGTTGTGCGTGTTCTCTTTTAGATTTAAAACAGAATTTACACCTTAAGTTAGCAATATCTTCACCTTTACCAATTTCAGATGTAAAATAACTAGGTTCCTCATCATCATTAAGATATTGTTTCCCTTGATCATCAAGACCACAAGGTAAACTGCTGTTCACATAAACCTTATTACCATCAGAATTAGTAATAATTTCCCCTTCACTCCCACCATCACCCATACCAGGGCCAGGGATTCTAGAAGGCGTGGGAGGAAGAGGACGAGCATGAAGAGGTGGTGGAGGAGGTGGAGGAGGTGGAGAAGGAGCAGCATAATCACCTATACCAGGGAGAGGAGAAATAGGAAGAGGACGAGATGGAGGTGTAAGATCACGATGAGGAGCCCCCATACTAAAATCACCATCTACAGCATCACCAAGTCTAGTCACCTCTTCTCTAATTTTTTTATAAACAGCTCTTTTCTCAATTTGCATATCCGTATTTTGTAAAATGTCAGACAATCTATCATTATTCTGATCTACAAACTCTTTTAGTAATTTAAAATTTACATTAGTAGCATCCTTACGCGTTTTTAGATCAAGTACTTTCCTTTGGATACTACCAAGGATCTCACCTTCCTCTAGATGAGGATCTGGTGTATCAAGTAAATCTTTCAATCCTGATACATCTCTTATTTTTTTTTTAAATTCTTCTAACAACCTACCATCTGAAGTAAGAGATCTTGCAAATGTACCTAAGGTCCCCCCACTTTTATTTCTACGCGTGGAATAATTTTTAGATCCTTTACGCAACTTTCTAAACTTTCTAGTTTCATTTCTTTTCCTCATTGAAATTATCGCTATATATATATAATATTTTATAATTTATTTATACCTAAAGTAAATTATTTTAAAAAATATTATAGTAGTTTATAATATAAAGTAAAAATGACCAACTACAACTACAAGGAGTTTTTCATGGCTTTACGCACCATCGGTATTTTATACCTTTTTTACCTGCAGTATACCAATAGTGTCAGCATGCCTTTGTCCGTAATTTTATTGATTACTATCGGTTCACTTGGTTTGTCTGTTTTCTGCAAGTCAACAAACACTTCTCAGATTATCAACCATAAACTTTACAACTATGCGTTGTCTTTAGCCGGTTTAATTATCATTGTGAAACAATTCATGATGTAATTTTACGATTTACGATTTTAAAAAATAGAATTTAGGATTATTATATAATATATTTTTATATATTATATAGTATTATTTCAGTATTGTTTATTTTCGATGATGAAACTAGAAGATTTTGGAATGGTAGTTAGGACTACCGGTATTATTTACCTTTTATTACTATCAGTAAACGACGCTTTCTCTATTCCTCTATCCGTTGTTATACTAATTACTATCGGCAATTTATGTTCCGCTATTCCTTGCAAAGCTAAACTATTGTCTCTTTCTTTCGAACACCATGCACTGGTGAATTACTTTATTGCTTTCCTGGGGTTTATTATTATTATGAAGCATTATATGTAGTGCGTGTGCGTATGCGTATGTGTGCATGTGCGCGTGTTGTTAAACATCCGTATTTTTATAACATGTCAATAAACGCGCGGATGGATCCTTCTCTTCACAAAACGGGTGTCGCCAAAAATAAGGAATTGTTTTCTCCCATCCAGCATAGTGTCTGTCAAAGATACTTCTATAATAGTAACTTTCAGCGTCGTATGGACGATTGTGTATATTCGCATCCATCTCGGTGCTTGTAATAAATCGGTTGTAATTAAAATACTCTTCGTCTGTAATTTTTTTATCAACATATTCGCGAATAATTTGAAACCAACTTCGTCCATGTCCGCTCACACCATCGCTAAATGCCTCTTTTCTCCGCCATAGAATGTCATCCGGCAATAATCCCTGAAACGCTTTACGAAAAATATATTTCTCGATTTGGATATCGTCGTTGAAGGTCTTATATCGCGCCGGAATACTCATCACATATTGCAGAAACTTCTTATCTGCAAACGGCACACGCGCTTCTAAACCAGCACCACTAATGCTCTTATCTGAACGCAGCAAGTCGAAGTAACAAACATCGCGAACCATCCGCACATTTTCAGCGAAGAAGTCTTCCTCGGATTGCGCCTTCATGAAACCACGATACGACCCAAAAATCTCATCTGACATATCCCCGCAATAAATAACGCAGTCGTCGCTGTTGTTGAAAATATACTTACTTACCAAATAATTTGGCACCGATGCACGCACGGATGTCGTATCATAGCTCTCGATTTGATAAATCGTATCCTCAATCGCGCTCAAAAATTCATTTTCTGTCAGGCAAACTTCATGATGATTTGTGCCTAAATAGTCGGCAACTTTTCGCGCCCAAACTAAGTCAGTTGAACCCTTAAGGCCGATACTATATGTGTTCAAATCTTTTGCCGGCATGTGGCGACACATTACTGCCACAACCGCGGAACTATCCAGCCCTCCCGAAAGAAGCGCACCTACTTTGCGGTCACTCATTAATCGTTTCACAACTGCTTCTTCGAATAGGGTGGCAATATTTGCGCAAATGTTTTCCTCGGTGTCTTCAACTATGTTGTAATGATAGGAACGCACAATAGATAGATGGGAATTTGGGTCGGAATCATGATAGAATTTCTGATCGATTGTCAGGTTTTCATAATATGCATTAAAAAAGATACCAGGTTTATATAAATCAACAGGTGAATTACCATCTTTATAGATTGCAAAACAACCTGGAGGAAATTGCATAATATTATGATATTCACTTGAAATAGCTTTCATTTCACTTGCTACTATAATTCCAGTATGATACGAATCTTTGTCGCACGAACCGATAAAAAGCGACCTTACACCCACTGGATCACGCGCAATAAATGTGCACTTATTTTCGTAGTCGTGTAACACCAGTGCGAAAACCCCGTCTAATTTTCTTAGTGTTTCTGCCATTCCAATTTTTCGATACAGGTGAATAATAATCTCGCAATCTGATTTGCTCATATATTCTGCCTCAAGTCCATATTCTTTTATAAGAGTACGGAAATTGTAAATCTCTCCATTACAAATGAGACGACAATTCTTTATAAAAAAAGGCTGATTACTTTCAGGGGTTTGTCCGTTAATTGCAAGACGATGAAATCCCCATAGCATATGATAGGGAAGCTTTGACATTGGTTCTATGGTAGTATAGGTGGTAGTGTAGTTCGATGACGTTGTCGAAATCATACTTGTATCATTAACAAATACACTATTGTCAGGTCCGCGGTGTGTTATTTTACTGAAATACGTTTGATGATTCTTTACATCGGATAACAATCGTTTTTTATATATTGTTACATCTTTAGGTAAAATAAATGTCTGATAAAAATAAATACCGCACATAGTTGGTGTGTGTGTGTTATTTAGTCGTGGTATTTATTATTGTCATAATGTCTTTAACTTATTTTTAAAAATATTATAACAAAATGAAATATTATAACAAAATCAATGATTATGGTAAAATATAATATAATAATATAGTAATAATAGTAAATATACCAAAAATGTCATCTTCTGTATCTTCCGATAGTAATAATAGTATCCATGCTCCTAATAGAATGTATGGAGTAGTAAATAAATTATTTTTGTGTCAAAATGAGCGAACCGATGAACTGAATGAGCGCATATCATCAAGAAACATTCCATCTGAACCTTTGCAGCCTTTTTATTACCAAACACCGGTTTCTACGAAATACGGATACATGCCAATATTAGACCAAAGAAAAGAGTCATCTGTTCCCCTGAATAATTTTCCGATATTTAGCCCCCATACAACATTTAATCCGGGGAACAATATGGCGCCTTGGCACGGATTCGCAAACAATGTGAATGTAGAGTCGACGTTGCGCAATCAGTTTTTTGGATTGCAAGATTGTGAACAAGCTTACTATGTTCCTTCTTCTAAAAGCGACTTGTATAATATCAATATTCCTGCTCCTTCGCAACCAGTGAACCAACAATTTCCGCTGTTATTCAAAAGAGAAGTTTTTGATATGCGTGATCCGAATACACATAATTTAGGAAATAGTTTTTTCAATAATAACACAAGAATGGAAATTAAAGATATTCCAATCGAAAGAGAAAGTTCATTTTGCTTATAATTTATAATACGAGTGAGTGTATAATACAGACACGTTTTATAATAGTAAATATTTTACTATTATAATATTAATACTATTATACTACTACTAATACTACCACCAAACACCCAGGACGAGATCAATATGGAAAAACTTGAAGAACTTCATATGTCTATACACCCACAACCGCAGACTTCCGAAAATGCTGAGAAAGGAGAGAAAGGAGAGAAAGGGAAAATAGACTTCAATACATTTGATATCGTCAATTATATTACACTAGAAACAATGACAAATAATGATTCATATACTAAATATTTAAAACAAAATAAATTAGACCATGACGCAGTTTTAAAAAGAGAGAAGAGATTTTATAGAAAACGCATTATTGCATTAACGAAGGATATTTTATTTAATAACGTGAATGCGAATGTACACGATACTGCACCATGTGAGTCGTCGACGACGACCTTACTAGTTCACCCCGATATACAGAAGATAGACGACGTTATTATATCGGCATTCAATACATTTGCGCGACTATGCATTTCTCATTTTAAATTTAAAGACACTATGGATACTATTCAATGTGAATATAAGGATATGAATGAAGAACGAGGGGAATGTGGGGATGTCGAGGGGGGCGGCGATGAAGATATGACCAATAGTTTAAACGAAGCTAATAAATTATGTATGAAACAAACAGATAAAAAGATAGTAACGCTAGACAATTACGTAATTAAAACAACTGCACCAAAAAATGAAATGATACTCCCTAAAACTAAAAATGTAAATCTTAAAGATCCAAAATTCAGGAAAAAAGACATTAAGGGTTCTGTGCCAACATTCGCCACTATAACAACAACAAATTAAATTAAATATATATTTTATATATACATGAAATCAAGAAGAATACGAACTATTTTAAAATTTGCCAGTAATGTTGATGTCATAGATGATGATGACTATGGCAAAAATGATAGTCGTAATGGTAAGAAAATAAAAGTAAATAAAAAGACAAATAAAAAAACTGCCAAGACGAAGAAAACGAGAAGAAGTAAACGGGATGTAGTCGAGGATAAAAGTCCTGATTCTGTTGCTGAAGAAGAAGACAAAGACATTGAAAAACATCCCGACGGATTTGTAAAATTAAAATGCAGCCCAAAAATCCAAGATAATGATTTTACATGTTATAGTAACGAGTCGCTGTTTAAGTTAAAATCGTTATGGAATGCTCGCCACCCGGATGTTTTAGTTACATCAAACGAACCCCGCGAAATATGGGAGTCCTTAAAACAACGTTTGAAAAACGTCTGCAATAAGGAATCATGTTGGTTGAAACAGAATTTTGCTTCTGCAGGTCTTGATAAAGAAATGTTGACCTATACATTTGCACCAAAAAGCCCCGACGACTGGAAGAAAAACCCGAATGAGTGGCTAAATAGTATCGATATCGAAAATGTCATGAAACAATACGAAAAGGAGTTTCCGTATTTTGATTTCATAGGTGCGGCACCCATTGACTTTGATTCTCCGAAAATGTATGGCGAATGTGTATGGGAAGAATTATGTCATTTTGATTTGCGAACATCAATACGAAATGGAAAGAATAAAATCGGGTTCGTATTCAATACAGATCCGCATTATTTATCAGGTTCGCACTGGATTTCCATGTTTGTCAGTTTAAAGCATAAGTTCATTTTTTTCTTTGATAGCACAGGAACATCGCCTCCCAAAGAAGTAAAACGTTTAATAAATAAAATAAAACAACAAGGCAAAGCATTGGGTATTACTTTTAGGTATATCGAAAATAAAAAACATCATCAGAAGAAACCGACCGAGTGCGGAATGTATTCTCTATTTATGATTATCAATCTTTTGCGCGAAGCGATGAAACCAGAGGACTTTATCACCGATATTTTTCCAGACGAGCAGATGGAGAAGTTTCGCAAATTATATTTCAACCAGGATTTGTAGGTGTATCGTTTTCGACACACCCGTTAAAATGCAAAGTTTACATGGTTTGTGCAGTTGTCAATTATGCGACTTTTTGATGACCATCTATAAAAATGATACATTTTCAAGTCAAGTATACTTTTCAGATTGGATAAATAATCATTGTCACATAGCTGGTGTATACCTATTGTTTTTATAGATGAAACTTTATATATATTTTTACTTCGTTCAGTGTAAGAGTTATGTTCGGCAACTGCAAGTATTTGCTTGGGGATGATAGGACTATTCGGATACTCATCCTGAAACGTATCTGCCCATATATTACAAAAACCGAAAATATCAATACTTGGATTGTCTTTTATGTATTTATATAGAAGTGGTTGTGATTGTGATTCTGGTTCTGGTTCTGGTGCTGGTGCTGGTTCGGGTTTGGATTCGGGTTTGGATTCAGGTTGTGGTATGTGCAAATATTCATCAAAATCGCAAAATATCATATACTCTGATACATCCTTGCCATATCGGTAAAGTGCATGATGTATTTGTCCCATTTGTGCATGATGAAAATATTTAAATTCTCGCGGATTCCAGTAATGAAAATTCCATTCTACAAGTGTTACATTTTTATATTGTGGTTTGTTAAATAATTTATATATTTCCGGTGTAATAATTCCGTTATGATATATATAAAAATGAGACACACCTTGTTTCGTATAGTAGTTATAAAAAAAAGGAAACAAACTAGCGTCATGTTTAAATAAAGTAGTTAGTGTTAGAAAGTGTTTCGGTTTGTCTGTCGTGGAAATGTGATTTAAATGAAATGATTTTTTTACATTATTGCATAGTATATCAATCGTAATAAAGTCGCTGTGTTGTCCAGTTTCATTTATATCATATACAAATACCGAAATGGGTTCATATGAATCTTTGATATATTTTTCTGAGGGAATCAGGTTTTTTTTATTTAATATCAGCAAAAAATTATTTATCGTATAGGGTTCGTTGTATATCGGCATAATCAAATATACTTTATTATTTTTATAAAAAATATCAAAAAAAAGCAGGTTTACATTGTTTATATAAAATGGGGCAACATCCTTTATAATGTTGTTGACATAGTTTAGTAAGGGTGGGTTACTATTCGAATAGTTTTTATTTTTTACACTATTTAATTTGAACATAGGATTTTATTTTATATAATATTTTTTATAATATTATATAACAAATAAGTATTAAATATTTATTTGTTATTATATTTATTGTGATATTATTTCGTATAGTTCGTATAGTTCGTATAGTTCATATATAATTAAAATGTCGTTTACAGAATTCACAAATAATAAAAACAAAAGTGTGCTTTGGGGAACATTACAAGAAGGGGGTGTATTTAACAATATTCCCTCATCTATGTTTCATAATGTAAAAAATATTTTTGAAATGTCGATACTATCAATGAAACCTGATTTTGATTTATTTTTTGATAAAAACGACGAAGGGGATGATGACTATGATAAAAAGGCTGCTGAAATGGTTATAAATAGTAACAAATCAGTTATAAAAAAAGTAATAGACGAAGTGAATAAGATAAAAACGCATAATGAAAATAGTATGAAGCAGGCACAAGCACAGGCACAATTGCGACAGCAACCACGGCAAAATATAGGACCGATGCAGCATCAGCCAATGTTACCACCAATGCCAACAAGTTTAGTAAAAAAACCTAAAATAGAAGAAATATATCGTGCAGATGATATTAAAAATACACGAATGAGTGAGCTTGAGATACGTTTAAAGGAAAAACAGGCTGAAATGGATACTATGTTGAATAATAAGAAACCGGACCAAATTGATTTCTCAGATAAAGCGCTAGGTAGAAATAAGGAATCTGATTTATATGATAAAAAACTGGCAGGCGATGAGATGGAAAGACTGCTTGCAGAAACATTAGCATCACGTGAGAGAGAATTAGTGAAACTGAATATCGATACAAATGGTCATGGTGGAGATATTATAAATGGGAATAAATCATTGGACTTTGGGGATAAGGATAATAATATTCCCATAAATAAGATAGTCGCGATGCGTCCGCGTGAGTCAAAAAGTGTTACATTTAATGAAGCTGATAATACCAAAGTAGAATACGAGAATCAAGAGTATGACAAAACAGATAGCATTCTTGATAGTGAAGATGGTGTTGAGAATAGTGACGCAAATACATTATCGTTTTTTTCAAAGCTTAAAACGAAAAAAGACAACAACATAACAAATATCAAAATCGCAGAAAAGATACATATACCACTAGATGATATTATGAACATGACCAATAGAAGTGACGATGATAATGAAAATTATAATGAAGGAATGCAACTTCGCGTTCAAGAGATGCATAACTATAAAAAAAATAGAGAAACGAGAGAAACGAGAGAATGGGGAGAAATGATAGAAATGCGCGAAATGCAAAAGTATGTAATTTTAGACCAAAAGATTCAGGGTATCCAAAATGATATGAATGAAATCAAGAAAAATCAGGAACTTATTTTGAGTATTCTAGAAAAGAAAATGTAATGATTCTATTTTTTTATTTGTATACTATATAACGATGAGTAAATTAGTAACAAGGCGCATGAGAGTGAGACGTAGTAAGTATACGAAACGTAAAGGGCATAGAAAATATAAAAAACATTATACTCGAAAAAATGTGAAACGTATTCAAAACAAAAAACGATTGCGGAGATAAACACATAGGAGAGTGGGTGGGGAGGAATTCAGTGACATTGAACCATAGGAACAACCGCCAGTCGATAATATAAACCAAGTAGAACCAATTGTTGTGGAACCACAACAAGTGACAGCAGCAGATGAAGTTACACCAACTAACACATAATCCATCGATGACAAAATACTAAGAGTATTATCTACATTGTATATCAAGAGAAGAAACTTTCTTACCCCAATAATAGTAATATTGATATAGCTAATTCCAATTTAACATCTTCATTATTATCTAATGAATTTAGATAATAGTGAAGATGTTACAATTGTGAAGAAGGTAGTTGTATAAAAACGATGGTTCGAAAAAATCCCAAAAAAATATTATACCAAAAATATAATATTTTTACAGACGCATATGATTTTCTCTCGTTCTCTTTCATTTCTCTTTCATTTCTCTTTTTTTCTCTCCTTTCTCATGGTTTCTCACTTGGACGCTTGCTTACCGCCACACCTCCTGCTGTTCCCGATGACGCAGTGGGAAGTTTTGAGCTTGATTTTGACACAGGAGCAGGTGCAGGTGCGGATGTGGATGCTGGCGCCGGAACGGCACCCGTTTCCTTTTCAACTTCGCTCAACGGCACCAGTTTCGCTTTTCCTTCTTTATTTATTTCCATCTTTCCAACACATAGTGGTTCGCCACCCACTTCTTGTGACACAACATAGCTACTATGGTCATATACCAATTTCGTAGACTTATCGTATGCATATTTAACAGGTTTACCAGCCACGCTTGCAGTGATTTCAACCAATTTCAATGTCGTTTGTTTCACGTTTCTCGACGCAGAAGTATCCGACTCCTCATTATCCACCGACGGCGGATACGAAAACTTATTCGACATGACACTACCAAATGTGAAACACTTCAATTTTTCCTTTGAATTTTTGTCGCGGTGGATTGCGCAGTCTATCGACGCTTCTTTTATCGCCATAAGTAGCTGCTGATTGATTTCCTCTTTAATTGTCGATATTTCAAACAACGCCTGGTCGGTTGTTAATGGTTTTTGCGCGTTCAGTTTACTCACGTCGTTCAGACGCAATTCCATCGATGCATCGTCTGCCATTTGTTCCGGTGTGAACCGCATAATATACATCATCACATAAACACTTCGCAACTTCTCGTCTTTCAGATCGTTGTGACTGCATATACGTCTAGCCCTCCCAATTACTTGCTCAATTCTTACAGGCTGCCAATAAGGTTCCATAATATGGACATAACGCACATTTCGCAAACTGATACCCTCTGCACCAGATGCAGTAATCATAAGAACCTTAACAATCTCACCCATAAAATTATTCGCAGATTTTGGAGTGAGTTGTTGTTTTAATGTTACCGGAATATAGTCCCATGTGCTGTTGAATACATTTCTTATTATTTCACGTTCCTCGTCGCTTTCTTTACCTGTATATAAAGCATACATTGGTTTACCTTGGTCTGCTTCGCTAATATCAAGCACCCATGCACCCGAGGCATTTTTATTTATTTTAAAACGGGCAAATCCGTTTGCCTCAAGAACCATAGAAAAAAGACCGATACCTTCAATCGTTCTAAACTGGCTATAGACCAAATGAAGGCCATAATGCTGGGGTTCTGTTATATTTTCCAACATTGCTAAAAACTTAGGGCTATAAGTTTGCAATTCGCCCTGGGGTGCTTTTGTAAGATAGCGCGCCATACCACTGCGAATACGCATAAGAGCTGCTGCAATCCGTTTCTCATAAGATGAATCAGTTTTTTGTTCAATTTCTTTCACTATTTCTTCGACGTCATCGCCTGCATGTTCGCCATTCATATTGTCTATACGTTCAGCAGCAGTAAGTGCGTCTACATCTTCTTCATTTGTTCCCTCATTCACTGCGCCTTCAACGTTGGCACCTTCTTTCGGAAGTGGGCGTGTGATTTCTGTCGGAAAAACAAAGTTGCAAAAAAGACGCGAAAAAATGCGATAAGAGGATACTGCATCTTCATAGATGTCGTCACCGCCGCCTCCGCCTCCTGCTCCTGACGGGCCTTTTGGTTTGGAGCCAGCACCTGCACCAGAACCGAGGCGTTTCTTTGTTCGCGCATTTTTTTCCAAATTGCGTTCTGCCCTGCGTGCTTCTTCGTATGCTGCAAACTGATGTGTACTCATCGGTACCTCAATTACACGAAAATGAGTCGCCTTATCATATGCAGGCATTAATTGTTCTTGTGCGCTGCGGAAATATGATGTCAATCCAAGAATACGCCGCTGAAACATTCGTATATTTTTCACATTTCCAGATTGCGCGTCGATAAAATAAGACCGAAAAGAGTCAAGACTATCAGGTAGTGCTTTATAGGTCTCGATCGTAATACTTCCAGGGACGACATTTATATTGCGACTTTTTAATGTTGTAAGCACCATACGTTCAAATTCAGTGTCAGTAAGCTGCGGCATTTCGCCAGGTGCACTTGAGCTTTCGCCTAATCCTACACCCATATATTCGCCTCGTTCATTTACATTTACAAACCCAAACGGATTGCGTGTAATTGAGAGAACATGCGATGTGTCATTATAGTCCATATAATCTAAAATCTCAAGACTTGAAAATAATCGGTCTAATGTTTTTTTATCTATTTTTGATTGCGCTCCATCACCAATTTGCAGAGGGAGTTTCCACACTTTGATATAGCCACGCAGTATGTTAAAAATAATCGCGACTTCATTGGGGTAGTTGATCACGGGTGTTCCACTCAAAAGAATAATTTTCACATTTTGCGCAGTCATAAGCAGTTCATATAATCGCATCGAAAGTGAAGTAGGGCTCCGTAATTTATTCACAATTCTGCTGATAAAATTGTGCGCCTCATCGATAATAACTACGCGGTCATTAAATGGATTCTCTGTAAAATTCGACGTAAGTGTATTCAAGTGACTCATACGCATACCATTGTAGTTGATGAATTGATATTTTGCGCTAATCATTTTATTCAACTGATTATCGAGGCTTTCACGTTCGCCGGTATTGAGCGATGTATAGTTGGACGACTTCTTAATATTTACAAGCCATGCACCTGTCTGGTCAATAATAAATTGTTTAGGCAACAATAATATAGCAGACAATGTTTCGACCATCGGATCGACATTGCTTTGAATCTTGATAAATTCCCAATATTGATTTTTCTTGTAAATATCATCACCGCATTTTTTCAGCTCTTCGACATAGTTTCGCTGCAGAGATGCAGGCGTCATAACAATGACTTTTTTATGCGTTTTAAGTCCTTCGGCAATTGCAATCGAGGAACACGTTTTGCCACTTCCAAGACCATGATACAGCAACAAACCACGATAGGGTGTGTAAATATTTAAATAATCTCGGACTATTTTTTGGTGTGTGAGTAGCGAGAAATCTTGGTTTTTATCTGAGTCACATGAAATTGTTTCTTTTTGATCGGCCACTTCGGCGTGATATGTCATAAAAAGTTGATTAATAAAGTTGACGAATTTTTCGCGGTTGTTCATATAGTATGTGGATGCTCTTATACCGAGGGGCGGAATGCGCGGCAATCTTTCGCGCACAATTTGGTCGCCGATTCTTAGGTCCTGCATATCTTGTGTCATGATACCGAATTCCGGTTTTTCAAATACGCGACCTTTTCTGCTTGCGGTGATACGTGCTGGTGTGGCGGCGGTGGTGACAGCAGCAGCCCCTGATTCACCATATTCAAGCAATAGCGATGGGTCTTCTTCTAAATAAATATGTTTTGGTAGTTTTTTAATAATGATCACTTGGCGAAGAAGTGCGACGGGTTGTTGGGGTGTTGCTTTTGCGCCAAGAGCTGAAGGTAGTGCTGCGACCATGGCCAGCGACAAGGGTGCGAGTTTAGACTTTAACTTTGTTTCCTTTACTGGCTCCATGGGTGTGGCAACACAAACAGGTAGTGCGCATTGTAATTTTTTAATAATATCATCACAGCTTACAAGTTTCTGGGTTCGCTGGTCGTTGACTACAACGGCAGCCTGACCTTGCTCACCTTGCTCACCTACCGGTTTTGCAACTCTTGCTTTAAATACTACACGAACATTATGTGCGGCTGCTGCAGTTGGTTTGGTAGCAGTGGTAGCGGCGGCAACTGGATTTTGCAATTGTTCAATTATGGATTTCGGTGCCAAATTTGTCTGAAGTGCGTTAATCATTCTCACTGCAGCAAACTCCGTCCCAGGTTTATCACTTGGAAGAATATGGTGTCCAATATTTGGTGCACCTTCAATAAGAGGTATTTGTGTTTGTGTTTGTGTTTGTGTTTGTGTTTGTTCTGATTGGGGCTGCGAGGATTCTTCAGAAAAAATATCTTCACTCTGTTGTTCAACACGAATAGGCACAGATGCCGGCACGGGCACGGGCGGAGGGGGTGGAGGCAGAGACGGCGAAGAAGCACTCCCGAATCCTTTTCCTAGACTTATATCTGGAAGCGATGTTCTTATGCTATCAAAACCTGACGAAAGAAGTGATGCTACATGTTGTATCGGTGATTTGGGTGAACCGAATGCACCAGCTGTTGCACTTCCCGCAATCGATTCTTTTATTGTGGTTTTTCTTTGTTCTAGTTCTGCAATGGTTCTTTTAAGTTGTAGGTTTTCTTCCAAATCTGATTTTGAAGGAGAGCCTTGTGACGACTCCGACAATAACCGGTTTGATTCTATTAATTTTGATTTTAAGTTTTCTATTTTTGATTCAAGTTCTGGTATATCCATTCCTATCTATCTATACTATCAATAGATATATTTACTAATATATTTATTAATATATTTTATTTAAAAAAAGAACACACTACGATATACTAGATTGTGTAGACTTCGTAGACTTCGTAGACTTCGTAGACTTCGTAGACTTCGTAGACTACATGCATTGAATCGCAAATTCACAAGCCATTTGTTCTGCTTTTTTTTTAATTTTATGTGTCCCCGATGCAAAATGCACTAAAACATGCCCACGTTCTTCATAGATTTCGTGTATTTTAGCAAATGATTTCAGTTCACTATAATTGATTGCATTCCTGTAGTCAACTTGATATATTTCTTTTCCCAAACATAAATAAACACCCATCGTATACCCCGTTTCGATATCGTGTTGTATCTCTAAATAATCAGGCGTTGTTTTGAATTCTTTCTGTATTTTTACTTGCAAGATATTCTTATAGTTGTCATCGTTTTTGATAAGCGAAATCCAGTCAATGTGTCGCTCAAATACTGATTCAATGAACTTCTGTGCCATTTGAAATCCTGGTCCCGTAACAAATACGTTTTCAAACCATTTTTCGTCATCGTGTACCGATATTTTGTTGAAGTCGAGAAATAGGGCACCAATAAACGCCTCAAACAAACACCCCAGTTTTTTAAGATTGGTCCGCGTCTTCTTTTCCTCCGCATGTTTTGAAATAATAAACCATTTATGCAGTCCCATCTCGAGTGCCAATTTACCGATCGATTCATTTTTGACAATGGCAATTTTTTTTTCAGTCATGAAGCCTTCATTCTCTTTAGGAAACCTGCGATACAAATAGTATTTTGTCACACATTCTAAAACTCCGTCGCCCAGGAATTCTAGACGTTCATTTGATTTTGTGCGCAGAGCCATGCAGTTGGAAGGCTGAGGTGTTATTTTTATATTTTCGCGCGCATTTTCGAGTTGAGGGCGTTTCGTATAGGAGGCATGAATAAATGCGCGGCGATATAACTCAAAGTTATTAAGTTTAGCCGGAACGCCATAGGTTGAAAGAATAGATTGAACATCATTCAATGTAATCTCTCTATTGTCTGGATTATAAGGGTTAAATATATATCCGTCTTCTGACTGAATAATATCCGCATCATTTAGAATATTTTTACCGCTCGTGGAACTGGAACTTGAACCCGATGGAGAACGATTTTCTTGGGTTGTCATATTGGTATTTGTATGTGTGGATGCGGATACGGATGTTAATGTAGTTCTGGATACTATATAGCGTGTGTATATCTGATAATTATATTATATCTTTAAATGATTTCAATTTAATTTACTTTACTTTGTAAATATGTAAAAATAAAATATAGTATAACAATTTTACATATTTTTTATATTTAGCATATATATAATAAAATAAAATGGTTTTAAGTGGTCCTAGAAGAATTTCAGCAATAAGTTCTCTCACTAACAGAGGGAGTATCTTTGGAAGTATGGCTGGAACGATGCCTCTGACGGGTAGAAACCCTAATCTTGCTAGTGTAATTCGCCTAAATACTAATTTTTGCAAGAACAAATGCATTCCTTTTGGACCTGTTGATGGTTTTAACTACATGAATGAGAATGGCATGATTCAACGCAATAAGCACGCGGGTGGTATTAGTAGGGTTCAATCCGCTCCAGGTATTAAACGATTGGTTGGCAGCGGTTCCCAAGGTGGATGGACATATTAATATCGCGATAGTTGTTGTCGCGAATATGATGTAATAACATACACATAGTGTTAATTTTATAATATAGCAAAAACTATATTACAAAATACATCGTAAACAAACAATAGCCTAAAAATAATATAATATTACCAGATTATATATTCAAATAAGAATACTACAGCTATATCAAAATGCCCCAAAGAAATGGACAAAGAAGCAGAAATGGTCGGTCAGCAATGGCTCGTCGCGTTTTATTTAGCGGCCCGGGTTCCGCTGATGGATTATATGCAAATACCCAAAATGGCGGAGGACCGAAGAAGGGTGGCGCACAGCCTTCGGGAACAGGTTTTATGATTCCTTTTGGACAAAGATCGCAAATCGCAGTTCCTGCCTTAAACAAGGACTTTTTATTTAACTTTAGGCAGTCATATAACTTTCCACGTAATAGCGGACCCATGTTGTAAGCGAGTATATCGCGTATATCACGTATATCACGTATTATATTTTCATCATAATTAGTGCAAAATTTGCAAATATATAATTATAATGAAATAATTTTAAGTAGTTATCCCAAACTATTATAACTATATTAAAACTATTTAGAAATGTTATAGATAACTATTATAGTTGCAAGAAATACGCATAGCATAGCGATGATAATCAAGATAGATAATCGTGAAACATCACTTATACCACTGATAGAACATCGTGTAGATATATTTATGAATGCACATACCGATGGTCTTGATCTTTACGAAGGGGTCGATGATGGAATTAAAGATGACAATAAAGTTTCGGCAAAAAAGCTGAAATCAAAAAAGCCTATACCTATACCAGGTAATGCAAATGAAACCAATGGCGGATGTTTGGTTCCTTTGCATATGTTTAGCGAAGTAGAAATGACCGCACCTACACCTACACATGATAATAGTGAAATACAGGGTGGTATTGGTAGTGGTAGTGGTAATGGTAGTAGCATAGGTAACCATAAACACGTCATTAAAAAAGAACAACTCGCCGTTGGTGATATTATTTTAGAAAACGATAAAGGAGAGGTTATTATTATTTTTGAAAGAAAAACGCTATACGATTTGGCTGCAAGTATACGCGATGGTAGATACAACGAGCAATCATTTCGTCTAGATAAAGAAAATATTCATAACCATAATATAGTATATATTATTGAGGGGGATATAGAAAGGTATATTGAAAAGAGGGGTCGCGTATCAAAAAAGACGCTTATAAGCTGTATGTTTTCGCTTTTATATTATAAGGGATTTTCTGTATTTAGGACGAATTCGATTTGTGAAACTGCGGACGTTGTTGTATTTTTTGCAGACAAGCACTATAAAACATGTATCAACGATAAATCACGCACGCCTTATTATACTGAAAAAAAATGTCATAAAAGTGAACCTAATGCGTTGGCGTTGGCGTCGGTGTCGGCATCGGTCTTATCGTTGTCACCTACTAAAAAGGATAGCGATGATAGTGACGATAATGAAAAATATTGCGCAGCTTTGAAATCACATAAAGAAAAGAATGAATATATTACACCCGACAATATTAATATAATTATGTTAACATGTGTTCCCGGAATAAGCTCTAAAGTAGCGACACAACTTATGCGTGAATATAAGACGATACAAAATCTCTTATATCAACTTGAAAAGACGCCCGATATGTTAAATACATTCATGATTAAAACCGAGGGTGCGGGTGCGGGTGCAACTGCAAAGACTACATTTCGAAAAATAAACAAAACATGTGTAGAAAATATTAAAAAGTTTCTTATCACGACCACAGCAGCGTATTCTAGTTCTATCTAAAATTAGTAGTTACATTATTATCTTTATAGTATCCAGCATCGATTAGTGCCTGTGTGAAATCAGCGCCTCCCCAGTTTTTATCCATTGGGTTGGGACTTAATCCCGTCGACTGCTGGATATAATCAATCATCATATCAGGTGTAAACTCTCCTTGATCCATATTTGATGGGTCATAACCAGCATAAGAATTTACATTAAAGGGTTTGTTATCACGCGACGCATCTAGTAGTTTAGTAATATGTCTTCTAGGTGGCGGAATCTCATTTGCGTTTGTTATCGGCGGCAACCCCCCTTGTAAATCTGTTGGACCTGGGCGTATTTTATAAACTACTTCACCTTGCGTATTTTCCGTATGTTGTAAAAATAAAACAGGACACATAAATCCAACAGAACGTTGCCACTCTGTGAATTGAACATATTCGTCTAAACTACCAAAAGTAACCGGGTTTACACCAGGCACCATTTGTTTACTCGAGTTATATAAATAAATTTTTGAACCTTTTTGAACAAGAATATTGGGGCAGTTAGAGTTGCCATTTGTATTTTTAGGCATGGTAAGTGCCTCTTTAAAATCTGCAGATGAATAGTTCAATACAAAATATGCACCCATTAAAAATAAAACTGCTATAATAATATATTTATGATACATAGTGTGATGGTTGTGTGATGGTTGTGTGATGGTTGTGTGTTGTTTTTGTATTATATATAATTATGCTATATTATATATAATTCTATGATAAAATACTACTAAAATATTACAATTATTCTAAATATGCAATAATAATATTATATAACTAAAATATATAAGTAAATCATTAAGTAAAATGTTTGGATTTTTAAATCAAAATACAAATGATCATCATCCCAAAGTTATATTGACTTATGCAGATATTAAAAGGCTTAAGAAAAATCACGGAGTTGTATTGTTTTATATGAATGGATGCGGTCACTGCATCGACATAAAAGATGAATGGGATGCAGCAGTAGATGAATGTAAAAATACTGGATTCGGTCACGAAAATGGCGACTTTGTTCTAGGTGCAATTGAAAGCAATGATACTAATCTATTTAAAGAAAATGGAATATCACACAATGTAAGCGGATATCCGACTATATTGTATATTAGTTCTGAAGGTATTCAACGAGGAGATATGAACCATGAAAAATATGAAAATCCTCGCAAAAAGGCTGAATTTGTAGCATGGATTAAGGATAAAAAAAATAAAAAGAAGGGTAAAACACAGGAGAGTAACATAGATGTGTTTAACAAAAATGCATTAAAAACAAATAATAAAGGCAAGCAGATAGGCAAGCAGATAGGTGGTGGAGGTCCTCGTCGTAGCCGTGCATACAAACTATCGCGTAAAACTAGAACAAAGTCAAAGACAAAATCAAAAAGACATATGAAGCGTCATACGCGCCGTCATAAACGCACTAGACGCCACCACCGACGTCACATGAAAGGTGGAGGATGTGGTTGTGAGAGCGGTGGTCTTAGTGCATTATTTGATACAAGTGTTTAAATAATAAACCTACCTATGTCTTTTAGTATGCCTTTTAGTGTTTATATGTATGCGTTTTGTTTTGTTTTTGTTTCTGTAATGTTTACTAAAACCGCCCTTGGGGATGGGAATATTAACTGGATTCGTCGTGAAAGGAACATTTGGTTTTACGACGTCGGATGACGACGAATGCAATGCATTGGGTCCAAGTGCTGTTCCACATGCTACGCATATAACAAACTCTCGCATTTCAGTAAGTGATATATTTATACCCGCAATAGCAGTTGCTGATGGGTATTTATCAAGTGTATACTTAATCAGTTCCTGGATTGCTTCATCATGAGTATCATCTATTTTTTTGTTGATTGCACTATTTGCACCACCAAATATACCTATTACATTCCCAACAAAATCGCGTACAACAGATATTGAGTGAACCATAGTCCCTCTTACAAATCCTAAAGGTGTATAGGCTTGTTCATCATAGTTGTCCGTTGTAAACAACTTAAGCGACATTTTACGTTTTTATGTAGTGTAGTAATCTTGTTTAAGTTAGATATTTATATTATATTATTATAATTATATTATATTTATACTTTTCGTATCAAAAAATTGAAACGAAAAGTATCCTTAAAATGGTATATACAGAAACTAACAAATATCAAACCCTTTAAATCAAAAAGAATCCAATGTCTGTTCTTCTTGACTTACACAACCTCAACAACCTCAACAATCCTACGCTGAATGGTGATGATGAAAAAGACTATGGACGTCACGATCATAATAACAATATCACAACACAAACACAAACCCAAACAAGTGTTGAAAATAAATTACGTAAAAAACTTGAAAAAATAAATGTCTCAAAGGCTAAACAAATAGACGTAGTCGTAGACTCACTGCCACTACCAAAAGACAAAGAGCGCAATAAATTCAATGAATATTATTACCAACATCGCCAAGAAAAATTGGAATATCAAAAGAACTACAATCGGCAAAAAGGCGATGCGATAAAAGACTATAATAAAAGTTACTACATGAAACGAAGAGAAGAAATTCTTGAAAAGGCGAGAACAAAGGTCACATGCGAATGCGGATGCGTGGTGCAGTTATTTAATATGAACTCGCACAAGAAGACGAAAAAACATGTTCGCTATCTTGAAATGAGACAGGTCATGGTCGCTGCGGTTGCCAGAGATTAAAAATGATACATATACTATTGCAAATTTATTTTTTTTTCATCGTTTGATTTTTACGAGTTTGTTTTTTTTTAAACGATTTTGCTTTTATATTTTTTTTAGTACGTGTAGGACTATCAGAGCCTACATCGTCACGAGGGGTCCCATTTTTATCTTCCTTGAAAAAACTTTTCATATGTTCCAACATTTTTTTACTTATAATCACATCCATTTCTTGTTCGTCTTCATCTTTTTCTGAAATATTATACTTCAATCGGCTCGTCATATAAGTAGTAAACTTCTCTCGTTCTGTCTGGTTATCTTTTATATCCTTTGCTAAGTTCGAATTTAAAAAACGCTTAATCATAACAGACGTCGGCAAGTAATGCTTGTATCCTTTTACGTGAATATAATAGACATTTTCATCCTCCATCTTGGGGTGAAACAAATCGTCTACAAAACATATTTCTATATCTTTCGGCAACTTGGTGCATCGGAAGAAATCGTCGATAGTTTTATCATGTGATGTGCGATTTACTTCGACTATTTTACCATCCACTTTAAACGCGGATATAATTTGCTCGAATATTTTTGATTGTAGTTTTGTTTCAAAGTAGGTTTTAATGTGTTCTACCCATGCACGCTCTCCTTGATTATTAGTATAAATCATTACCGCCTTGCATTTTCCGTCTTTCTTTTTTTGTAAAAGGTATCGCAATACATTTAAAATATACGGACGCGGATATTCGGGATATAAATCAAGCAGTTCATTAAACATACTATACGCTTTATTGTCGTCGTTATAATAGTCATCTAATAACATGCAAAATGACCCAAATTGTCCGAAACTTCCCAACGTTTCATCTAAATCAAAAACAACAACTTTTTTATTTATGAATTTTGATTTGATTTCTGTTTCGGGTGCAGATTTTATATTAAATAGTTTATTTAAAAATTTAGGCATATAATAAATATATAAATATTATAATAAAATATAATTTTATCTTATTTTAATATAGCTTATTATTATTATTGTTATTATTATTGTTATTATTATTAGTATATAAACCTGATGGGTATTTTAAACCAAAGTGACTATATAAAAATATTAAATTATTATGATATAGCTTTTTCTCCAAAAGATTCATCTAAAACTATAAAAAATAAAGCCGAAACTATATTGGCTGAAAAATTATGCAAATGTATTAAAAAGGTTAAAAAGAGTGACGGCGTGGATACAAGGGGTCATGACAACGACAATCAATCCGAAAGTGAATCAAAAGCAATCGCAATATGTTCAAACTCCGTTTTTGAAAAAAAAGGACTTGAACGAGGATTATTTGATTGTAAGAAAAAACCGAAACTTATAAACATTCATGGTAAAAAATACGCACTTACAAAAAGAAAAAGAATGTTGATAATGTCGCGTAGAGCAAAACTATTTCGCAAGTTTCAAACAAAACGTAGAAAAATGAAGAATTAATAATTAATTTGTTACTATATGTATGCGTGTAACAAATTAATTTAATAGGGATGTATTGTATTAGCTCACGGGCTTGCTTTGCTTGGGTTTACGTGCAGATGATGCACGAGGTGTAGCAGGAACTTCGTTAGGTTCTGCAGTCGAGGATGGGGCTGCTGATGGGGTCGGGACTGGAGCAGACTGAGGTTGTGTATGCTCTACAAATGACTCAGACAAAGATGACTCGCGAGGTTGACGCTGTCCACTAGGGCGACTTGAATAAACGCGTCCGCCACGGCCACGGCCACCGCTCTCACCACCCGCACCAGCAAACTCAGGTGCATATCTTCGCACCAACATCCACTCTCCGCGACCACCACGACTAACGTCACCTCTACCACGGCCACCACGCACTGCTCTATCTCCGCCATTGGTGCGGTCACCACTACCGCTACCGCTACCATTACCTCTCGCGCCTCTATTGCCTGAACCCGATGAAGCCGCCGGCGCACTTGCACGTTGCTCATGGCGCGTCTCGCAAAACAACTTCCCACCCTTTACACCACGAACATCCGCCGCCTGAAACTTATGGTCTCCTGACGCAGTGCTTGAAACAGAAAACTCCACATACTCCCCCTCTACCAAATAGCGGTATTGCTCCTGACTTACCTTAATCGCAGAATGGTGTGCAAAAATCTCACTTGCATCTTTGAATTGGTCATTTCCACCTACAATGGTGATAAACCCAAATCCGGTTTTATTATTGAACCATTTCACGCGCCCAGTAAGACGAACAGAAGCCGATGTATCTGAAGAACTCATAACGAAGAATAACTACGATAATATACGATAGTATACAATAATATAGTGAATGGCTTTAAGTATATTTTTTACGAATATATTATTATCGGCACTATTGTTGGTGGACTTCTATCGGTTGTAACAATTTTTATACTATTCGCAATAATCGGTAAAAATGTAATGTAACTAAGTTATATTTACAAAAAAGATTGTCTTATTTATTTATATAGACTACAACAAAAATATATTATTATTTATTATTTATTATTATAA